CTCAGTCAAGTGCCTACCGTTATGGGTGCGGTGGTTGTGATTGTCAACATACCCGGAGTGGAAACCAACCAAGTGAGGCTCACGGGTGCAGTGTTGGCTGACATCTACAGCGGCAAGATCCGCAACTGGAACAACCCAGCCATCCAGGTCCTAAATCCCAATAAAATGCTGCCCCTGCTGGCCATTGCGCCTGTGTATCGTGCAGATGGAAGTGGCACCACTTACGTGTGGACCAGCTATCTCAGCAAGGTAAGCCCTGATTGGGCCAAGACAGTGGGAGCCAGCACCAGTGTGAAATGGCCCACTGGCAACGGCGCCAAGGGCAACGACGGTGTTGCTGCCACTGTGAAACAGGTGCGCGGCGGCATTGGATATGTGGAAAGTGTCTACGCCAGCAGCAACCATCTCATTACCACTCAGTTGCAAAATGCAGACCACAAATGGGTATCCCCTACCGCAGCAAGTTTCCAGGCTGCTGCACAGAATGCCGACTGGGCTCACGCCAAGAACTGGTCAGTGGACATTATCAACCAGCCTGGCTCAGCAAGCTGGCCCATTGTGAGCGCCACATACCTGCTGCTGCCCCGGGATGCACAGAACCCTGCTCAGTCTAAATTGGTTGCTAACTGGATCGCCTGGGTTTATGCACATGGCAGCAAGCTGGCTCTGGACATGGACTACGTGCCTCTACCTGAGTCTGTGCAGAGACAAGTGTTATCCGAAATCAATGGTTGACTACAAGCTGTGACGTGTTATTTTGTGTAAGTGAAGGAGTTTTGAAAATATAACTTACCTTCACGGATCTGCAGTGTGTCACTTGAGGTGCCTCCAAAGACCCATTCATATTTATAACACTTGACAGTCTTTTGATACCATGCTAATATGATAACATAGTGAAAAAGAGGGTTATATAATGTGGAATACACCTACCTGTTCAATCTTTGACATCGATGGTACACTGGCAGAGATTTCGCACCGCCGCCATTTTGTAGCTAGCAAGCCTAAGAATTGGATGGCGTTTCGTAGAGGAATGCCTAACGATCTTCCCAACCACGACATTATCTGGCTGCTTAAGACAATGCATGCAGCTGGTTGCACTATTCTAATCGCAAGCGGCCGCGGCGAGGAAGATCGTATGGTAACTGAAACTTGGCTACGAGATGTAGCCGGTGTAGGTGACCTATATGAACGACTTTACATGCGACCCGAACAAGACTATCGTCAAGATAACGTAATTAAAAGCGAAATCCTTGATCAAATGCATGCAGACGGTTATGCGCCTACTATTGTTGTAGATGACCGTCAACAGGTTGTAGACATGTTTAGAAGCAGAGGACTTAGGGTTCTCCAGGTTGCCCCTGGAAATTTCTAGATATCTAGTGGAGGTAATTTAGCGTAAATTGAAATTACCTCCGCTTTTTCTATCCAACTAATGATCTATACTTTAGATTAACATCGTTTAAAAATTAAAGTTTTTGCGGTGCACACTATCTACGTTGTTACATCCGTGGAGACAACAAAATATTGTTGACAACTTGTTAGTTTATGCTAATATACAACTATGAAAACTGTAGGAGCTATCTAAATGGATGCTGAAATAGCCAAGCTTGATTGTACAACATCGGGCTTTGACGAACAATACGGAAACGCTCTTAATTATATCCATTATGAAATTGATACTGCTGTTTTAAAAAACGAGCTAGTTAAGTATGCCAACCTAATTGGCATGGCAGATATTGCAGAACTGATTACACCCGGGCATATTGGTGTTGAAGGTAAGATTGCATACTGCCTTAATCGAGGCGCAAGACTTAAAGAGTCTAGTGTTGAGAGAATACCAAAAATGTTAACAGAATATAAAAACAAACTGTCTAAGGAGATTGATTTTTCTTGGGAATCAATTGCATTGTCATCGCATGGTAAATCTGTGCTGGCATATGTTGACTGCTATAGTCATATCGATAATGCTAAAACTAGAGTATTACTTGGTAAAATGCCTGCACGCGATCTAGCTGCTACAGTTCGAAAAATAGTTTCCGACAAAGCACATGGTAAAACTATTGTAGCACGACAGCTACTTGAACATTATCGAGATGCCTTAGTCGAAGCTAAAACAGATACTTCCATTACCGATTGGGTGAAACCGTTAACTACAGTGGTCGATACGCTTGGACTATTGGTAAACAATCGAGCTAGTGTTAAAGCTGGTGCTAAAGGAGCTAAAGCACGTCGGCTTGCTAATACACTTGAGCAAAGTGATCGTAAGGGTGAAAAAGCTGCTGCAAAAGTCACTTACAAAGACGAAGACATTGACTTAGGTATCAGCAGTATTGACCCAACTAATTTAGTTGGTGCAGAAGCTGCTGTAATTTACAATACCAAAACGCGTCACTGTGAAGTGTATTTTGCCGAAACAGGTAAACGACTAAGTGTGCATGGTTCTAGAATAACTAACTACGACGAAAAAAAATCAACAGGCAAAACCCTTCGAAATCCTGAAACAGATTTGCCTCATTGGAATCGAGCTACCACAGTTCGCCGCTTAGAAGTATTGCTAAGTCAGGTAAACGGCAAAAACTGGGACCTTGCTGGAAAGTTTAATCGAAATACAATGGTACTGAAAGTTTTGTAATCAATAGTGAATAGTTATGCATTATGTAAAGATGCACGTTCATTTGACGATGTGTTGTTGGAACCTGGTACTACATTGAAATCTTTGCCAAACTACAGTCAGGATTGAACAATACCAACAAGAACCTTGCTGCCTACAGGATTAGCATCATGTTGATCAAATTCTAATACACCGTTAATATTGCGTACAAGTATAAGCTTTTTGTTTGGTTGTAACATTAATTGTTCTGTTGTGCGAGTTTCAATGTCTGGTATTGGAGTTCGCAAGGTGGTAATTTGAGGATTGCTTACCCATTGTTTAGCTAACAATGGCATTAATTCTGTAGGTTCTTTAGCAATATCAAGTATATAGCGCGCAATTTTAAGTCTAGCAACAGAACTTATTCTACGCATTTGCAGTATTTTATTAGTACTGTATGGTTGATATCCTGCGCTAGGTATCCACACACCGTGATTTGTTCTTGCTATTGCTGTATCATGTATTTCTCGTATGACTTGGCGACGATTATCACCAGTTTTACCCTCTATAAGCACTAATTTTTTAGCATCGAAAACCATTACACAGCCGCCGATACCTTGTTTCCTACATACCGCAACGGCACGATCTACAGTTGGCTGGGCAAGCGCATCTCGTATTATATGTCCATCTTTGCTAGTATGTTTGGTCAATCCATTTACAACAGGGCTGAGACTTGAACTAATTATGCTAACACCATTAGAGTTCATACCTTCTGACCACCGAGTGTCTTCATCCATAAGCGTGACTCGTTGAAATTTGTTTTCCTGATCACGTAATAGCTCTGTGTGAGTGGCAGCCGGCCTATCTCGGTTTTTTACACCTATCCAACCTATGTTTGGAAATTTTTTAGCAATTATAGTACACATGTTCTTGTATTTAGTCTTTGCGCGTAAGCCTGCAACAGCTTGCTGCGCAGTAGTTCACTTACAGTAGTATTATTAAAAAATGCTTGACAATTGTGCACTATATGTTACTATATGATGCTATAAAACATAAGAGATAACCGATGAATTACCCGAAACTGATTCGCTTCAAGGAAAAACACGAATATCGCAACTTTGTGGTTGACTCCCAAGACGATTACCACGCGATTTTAGTGCAGGTGGCACGTGAGAGACTGTTAGAAGGCTACTGGTATAGCGACGAGCCCAATGGGCACCCAGATATGTTCCGCCCTAACGCTCATCTATCAGATGCCGAAACCATCAAACAGTTGCTGATGAAACTAGACAACCCCAGTCTGCGCAAGGGCACCAAAAGTGACGAATGGTACAGATCACAAGTTGCTCGGTGGATGAGAGATCGTCGAGACTACGAATACGAAGGTTTTGATATTGAGAATGTAGAATCAGTTGTGAAAAAGGTTGACGTTGACTGTTAGTGTGTTACACTAACCAAGTAACAAGGAGTTGTGCCGTGAAGTATGAATTTCCACATATCACTCATTTGGACGAAGTTCGAGCTGCTATTGCTGGTTCGCCGGAGTTCATCGTGGCTCAGCGTGATTGGGGCTATGTGGTCAATTACTTGGTCATGACTCCAGATGCTTTTCCACCCGTATATACGACTGGCGGCAGCGCCGAGATGCGCGAAACTGCAACCCGCAACAAGGCACTGCGTCGCGAGTGTCGTGGCGTGTGCTTCGATCTTGAAGGACGGCTGATCTCGCGCCCGTTTCATAAGTTTTTCAATGTCAACCAGATTGACGAGACGCAGGCGCACCGCATCGACTTGACTCAGCCGCATGTTATATTGGAAAAAATGGATGGATCCATGATTCGTCCCTTGCCAATTGGTGATGCATATCGCTTGTCCACCAAGATGGGCATCACGGATGTCAGCATGCAGGCTGAGGTGTGGCTGGCTGATCATCCCAACTATGACCTGTTCATCCGCGATATGATCGGCGCTGGATTGACGCCTATCTTCGAATGGTGCAGCCGCAAGCAGAAGATTGTGATCGACTATCCTGAGGACCGCCTTGTGCTCACGGCAGTGCGACACAACCGCACTGGCGTATACTACGGTATGCATGCACTACGGTATTGCCAGGAAGATTACGATCTGGACTTGGTGCGGGAGTATGCGGGCACTGTGGACAACATGGAGGCTCTATTGTCTGAGACTCGTGACCTTGAGGGTCAGGAAGGCTGGATCATCCGCTTTGACGATGGCCACATGTTGAAGTTAAAAGGTGACGCATACGTAAGCATGCACCGTGCCAAGGACTCGATCATGCGGGAGAACGGCGTGATTGAGATGATCTTGGCGGAGAAGTTGGACGATGTCAAGCCGGTGTTATCCGACGATGACCGTCGCCGCTTGGAGGATTTTGAGACCAAGTTCTACGCTGGTTTGAATCGGACTGCGTCTGAATGGGCTGTGGAGAATCAGATGATTCGGTCTGTCTATGGTAATGACCGCAAGAGGTTTGCTATGGAAAAGGCTCCGCACCTTGACCCGCATCTTCGCGGAAGTGTGTTCAAGGCGTGGGATGATCCGGATTTTGATTGGTGGCGCGCGGTTGTTGACGTGGTTTCCAAGAACATCGGCACCCAGACTCGGGCGGACGCTGCTCGCGGGCTGTGGGGCGGTGCTCGGTGGGACTATGGCATGACGGTGGAGGCAGAGTGATGACATACCCTAGAATCCAAAACGGTTGGGTTGACTCTGGACAACCGGTGCGTGGCGGACAAAAACGATGTCCCAACTGTCACAGTGAAAACTTCCGGGAAACCCTCAGCCGGGAAATCTGTCATAGCTGTGGGTTGGAATGCGATTATTGGGGTGCTGGTGCCAATGAGATTTATCAAGCGATGTCTGAACGCCACCACGAAAAGCTGCGCCGACTGCAAGAAGAACGATGGGCCAAAGAGTCGGGATATGATTTGGAAGACGAATGATGANNGAGGAACTGCNACAATATATCCGCATGGTCGAAGAGGAATGGCAATGCGATCAACTCTTGGAGATGGCCCGTGTGGGGGAAATACGCCACGGCATCCCCAAGGTTGTGATCTGGGTAGGACTGGCGCCCAAGCAACATGGACTGCGAGTCAAGGTGTCAAACATTCCCAATAAGATGGATCCCAGTGACAACTTCACTGTTCAAATTCCCAGTTTAGATTATGATCCCAATCAGGTAGCCAAGTGGATTGATACTAAGACTATGGGACAAATCCTAGATTGGATCAAACTCAACCAGCAACTGCTGTATGACTATGAGACTGGTGAGATTGACGATACTGACAAGTTCGTGAATAGTATAGCCAAGGTATGACATCGATGACTGACGAAAAAAAGAGACGACATAACATCGAGGTTCGAGTCAACGAAACCTCAGAAGGCTTCTACCTCAACATCTGGGACGCTGATGGGGTTGAGCATGAGATTGCTATCAGTGAAGACATCGCCCAAGATGCCCGGACCGGTAGAGATGGATGGTGGAAGAAACTATTCCCGCAATGCGATCATGATTATTCTGTTGGTCGATACGGATCACAGTGGGTAGATGGGTCAACCGGGCAACCACTTTGCAAAAAGTGTGGAAAATCATACAAATGACGACAACCTATACCGGAGACCCTTGGCATGCTGACGAAAGCGAGGATTGTGTNCGCATCTTCCGTGAACACGCTCAAATCATCAAAGCACCAAAACACAGCACGCCGTTTGAAGAATACTGGCCCGAACCCAAGATGATCAAGTGGATGCTCAAAGCCTTGAACAATCAATAGTCGGCGGATGATTTGCGAGACAACTAGCCTGAGGCAAATCAGTTGACACAGCGTCTATATCATGCTACATTCTAGAGCATAGGAGACAAAGCGATGAACACTCGAATTCAAGATCTCAAGACACAGGCACTAGAATGGTTTGCCCGTCAGCATGGGCTAGAGTTGNTNCATTTGTCGCCCACACCAGATCCGCTCAGCCAAAAGCAAATTGATGAGAAGTTTGCCGAGTTGATCATACGAGAATGTCTAGGGCTATATGATTCCATTGACAATGGCAATTTGCCGCATGGCACTGACAATTACTTTCTGGCAATTGAGCGGCACTTTGGAGCCAACAAATGAGAGATTTTAAAGTTGGCTATCATTGGATTTGGATGGTTCCGCTCATGTTTTGTGCGTGGACTTTCTTTGAAATAGTCGAGCGATATCGTGCCCGGCAACATCGCCGCAAGATTCGCAAGATTTTGAAGAACAACCCCGAGGTTCGCAGGATGAGCGAACTGGCAGGAATCAAAGAATGAAACAGTATAAAATTCGTATCGCAGAAACACAGCGCAAAGTTGGAACAAAGCACTGGACCGAGACATACAAAACACTTGAATATGCACAAAAACGTATTGATTATATTAACGGTCTAATGACTTCTAAGTTTCCGCCGCGTCACTACATTATTGCTAATGATAATATTGAGGAAATTGAAGTAGATGGAACAAGATGATGTTTGGGAAGTTTCGGTAGGTCAGTATTATGGTCCACCAACAGACGGCAACTATAGCATAGAATACTGTGTGCTGGAATTTTGGTTTCCATTTACCTTTAAAGCAGAACATTTTAAGTGTATAGTGGCAACGACGTATGATCAAAGTGTTGCTGACAAACTTGTGGCAGAAGACCCCGATCATCGATATTGGACTAAGACTTATCGTTTATATAGTTATCCTGTGAAAGAAAAAACACCATGACATTGCTTGAAGAATTCCGTGAATATGTTGCTAATATGGTCTTGAAGGAAACCAAAGACGATGATAGTGATTATGTTTACAAAATGATGCATTCTACAGATGGGGTGTATTCATATAACCCCGATCCTGGTTTTAACGATTTCAATAAAGAAATTTGTGAACCTGTTGATTTGCCAGATGTACCAGATGGATGTGTTGGTATTCGCAGTGATGATGATTTCTGGACCGAGGCAGTATTTCCACATAAGTTCAAAGACTTATCCATTCAAGACATGGTAGCAGTCCTTTGGCCCAATATCGAAAACCCTGTGCTTTATGATGATGTTTATACAAAAGATCGGTATGTGTGGGAAACAGAAACGCCATGAACAAATACACGATTGAGGTTGACTATTTTGCTACTGGTGAAGGTCGAACACTCATCATTAATTATGTGATGGATAATACACCAGAAGATGCTTTGCGCAAC